TGAAAATTATAGCGAATCCGTACAACGTCGAATTAATCAATTAACAGCAAAACGTAAGCAAGCTTCTGAAGAAGCTCAAGCCGCTGTTCAGTACGCTCAAACTATTCAAGAAGAAAACGCTAAAATGAAACAGCGTTTACAACAGATGAGTGCTGGTTACAATACAGAAGCTGAAGGTCGCTTGAAAGCTCAAGAAGCTCAAGCAACTCGCGCTTACGCAGAAGCAAGTGAGGCTGGCGATTATGATCGTGCAGCTAAAGCTCAACAGGCATTAGCGCAAATAGCTGTAGCTAAAGATAAAGTTCAAGCTAGAAAAGCTAATGTTGATAGGCAAAGAGCGCAAGAGCAACAACCTGCTCAGGTTCAGCAACAACAAGCTCCGCCACAACAGCAAGCTCCAGCTCAACGTGACGCTAAATTGGAAAGCTGGTTAGATAAGAATAGTTGGTTTGGAACTGATCGAGTTATGACTCGTGCGGCTCAAGCTATTCATGAACAGTTAGTTTTAGAGGAAGATTTTGATCCTACGTCAAGCGATTATTATAAAGAAATCGACTCGCGTATGCGCAGAGAAATGCCTCAAAGGTTTAAGGAAAAACGGTCCAACGCCCAGACTGTTGCTCCCACGTCCAATGGACGGTCTATAAAATCAGGGCGGAAAAAATCGGTTGAGTTATCACCGGGTCAAGTTGCTTTTGCGAAAAAAATGAGAATACCACTCGAAAAATATGCGCAAGAAGTAGCAAAACTAAACAAACGGAGTGAATAATCATGGGAAATGATCAAAATAGGAAGTCACGCGATGCAAATACGCGGGAACACTCAGAACGTGTTCAAGAATGGCGTCCGGGTTCAGCTTTGGAAGCTCCAGAGCCACCTATCGGTTATAAGCACCGCTGGATACGTGAATCTGTAATGGAATTCGACGATAAAACTAACGTACATAAAAAACGGCAAGAAGGTTGGGACCTCGTTCGCGCTGAGGAATATACCGATTATTATGGCCCTGTTGTAGACGAAGGAAGAAACGCTGGCATTATTGGTGTTGGTGGTCTTGTTCTCGCAAGAATCCCCGTCGAAGTAGCAGAGCAGCGGAGTAAGCACTATCAAGGTGTATCACAAAATCAAATGGATGCAGTGGATCGTGATTGGATGCGTGAAAACAATCCAGCCATGCCTAAGCTAAATCCGCAACGTAAATCATCCGTTTCCTTTGGTCAAAAAGGACGCGGAAACTCTGAAGGAGAGTAAAGATGTCTAATCAAGACGCTGCTTTCGGCCTTCGCCCTCTTAGAACTTCCACAAGTTCACAAAGACAAAATCGTTATCGTATTGCTTCTGGCTACAACACAAGTATTTTCCAAGGTGACTTAGTTATAGTCGCTACTAATGGAACAATTACTCGTGCGCCAGCAGGTGCTACTAATCTGATTTTGGGCGTATTTAATGGCTGTTCATATGTAAACGCTAGTGGTGAAATAACATATTCTAACTACTGGCCTGCAAACGCAACTGGGACAGATATTTTCGCAAATGTCATTGATGACCCAAGTGCAACTTTCGAAATTCAAGCAGATGCAGCTATGCCTGTAACTGACTTGTTCGGAAACTTTGACATCGTTGATGCAACGGCAGGAAGTACCGTAAGTGGTAATTCTCGCACTGAGCTAGATGTTACTACAGGTGCGACGACTTCTGGTCTTCCACTTAAAGCTATTGATATTTCTCAAGACCCTGAGAATAGCGATACTGCCACCGCGAACACTAATGTGATCGTAAAAATCAACAACCACCTGTTCAGTGCTGGCACTGCGGGTCTAGCATAAGGAGTCTGTGTAATGGCTATTTCACGTTCCCAGCTCGTCAAAGAGCTAGAACCGGGCCTCAACGCTCTGTTCGGTATGGAGTATGATCGCTATGAGGGCGAACATGCTGAAATCTTCGATACTGAATCTTCAGACCGTGCGTTTGAAGAAGAAGTAATGCTTGTAGGATTTGGGAATGCTCCCACAAAATCCGAAGGCGCAGGAGTCGATTTTGATAATGCAAATGAAGCATATACTGCTCGTTATTCACACGAAACAGTTGCGCTTGCATTCGCATTGACTGAAGAGGCAATCGAAGACAACTTGTATGACCGCTTAGGCGCTCGTTATACAAAAGCACTTGCGCGCTCAATGGCGCACACTAAGCAAGTCAAAGCTGCATCTGTATTAAACAATGCGTTTAATGCGGCTTTTGCAGGTGGTGACGGTGTTGAGCTTTGTTCAACAGCACACCCATTGTCAGGCGGCGGTACTTTCCGCAATGAGCCATCAACAGCAGCAGACCTTAACGAAACTTCGTTAGAAAACGCTCTGATTGACATCTCAACGTTTGTAGATGAACGCAACATGATTATTGCTCTTCGCGGAGCAAAAATGGTTATTCCACCACAACTGCAATTCGTTGCAGATCGCTTGTTGGAATCAACTTTACGTGTTGGCACAGCAGACAATGATATTAACGCGGTAAAGAACATGGGTATGCTTCCAGAAGGTTACACTGTGAACCATTTCTTGACAGACCCAGATGCGTTTTTCATTAAAACTGATGCACCTAACGGATTTAAGCACTTTGAGCGTTCGCCTATGCGCACGAACATGGAAGCTGACTTCGATACAGGTAACATGCGTTTCAAAGCGCGTGAGCGTTACAGCTTTGGCTATTCTGACCCACGTTGTGTATTCGGTTCTCCGGGCGCATAATAATAAGTCTTTTAGTTTTGATAGGGGCGACTTCGGTTGCCCCTTTCTTTTTTAAAAATACTGTGTATTATAATGTTATCCCTGACAGTGGCATTCCGCTACTGACTTAACCCAGACAGGAGATTAACATGGGTAATACTACTTTTTCAGGCCCGATAAAGGCTGGAACCATTAAAAATACCACAGGAACAACTCTTGGTTCTGACGTTGCAAACGTTGGTCAAGTTGTTATGGCGCAAACATTTTCAGCAGATTTATCTGGTGGTGCTTTAGCGGCAGTCGTAACTGACGTTGTAATACCAGCAAATTCACAAATTATTGATTGTGTGATTGATGTAATTACAGCGGCGAACGCTACAACTAACTTGAGCGTTGGTGACACGGTAGGCGGTGCGGCTACAATTTTAAATACTTTTGCAAGTGGTACAGATGCAGGTCGTAAGTATCCTACAACTCAAGCTGGCGCGGCTTTAGCTTGGCAAGACACAGGCACAGCAGATATTCGACTTACTGTTACTGCTTCTGCTGCTACAAACGCAGGTTTAGTTCGTTTTACAATTACATACGCGCAAAACAACAACTTAGCGTAATAGGAGCTTAAAATGGCAGGTCCAGTAACCGCATATAATGTTGACCAAGGTGATGCAGCGGCTCTTTATGGGCCAGCTAGGTCTAGGCTTAGAACTGTAAACATTTACGCTGAGACTGCGGGTTCTTTTACTCTTACGAATGGAAATGGCGGAGCTACAATGGTAGTTCAAAAGTTTCCAGTAGGAATGAATGAGCTTTATATACCAGATGACGGTATGATTTTCTCGAATGGCGTTTTTGTGTCTGCTTTCACAGGCTCAAACAACGAATTGACAGTATTTTTGTCATAAATTTAAAAAATGGCAGGAGAATTAATATTTCTCCTGTCGATTCTTCAATAACAATTTTTTACCAATAGGTGATATATGCCTCGTAAGAAAGAGAATACAATAAGAAAAACCACTGGCAAAGGTGGTAACTATCGCAAGACAAAAGCTGGTGCAGGCATGACTAAAAAAGGTGTTGCCGCTTATCGTAAGAAAAATCCCGGCTCTAAACTTAAAACTGCCGTTACTGGCAAAGTTAAAAAGGGTAGTGCCGCAGCTAAACGCCGTAAATCTTATTGCGCACGTTCAGCAGGTCAAATGAAACAATTTCCAAAAGCTGCAAAAGACCCGAATAGTCGATTGCGACAAGCTAGAAAAAGGTGGAAGTGCTAAATGGCTATGAGCCGTTCACAAATGGGGCAGCAAGTTACTAAATCGCCCATGAAAAGGAAGAAGAATGCCAAAAGACGCGTGCTACAAAAAGGTAAAAGCAAGGTACAAGGTGTTTCCAAGCGCATACGCAAGCGGAGCAATCGCTAAGTGTAGAAAAAAAGGCGCTAAAAACTGGGGAAACAGCAAGAAAAAGCCTGTTAAAAAGGCTATGGGTGGCGTTATTGAACCATCTAATGAGTTTCGCAAACGTCCAGTGCGTAGAATGATTAGCGGTGGAGCTGTAGCAAACGGTTGTGGTAAAGTTTTGTCAAATAGAAGAAAAGTTACAAAGTATTCATAATGGCTGTAAGAAAAACAAAAAAAGGTGCTGCTTTAAAGCGTTGGTTTAAAGAAGACTGGAAAGATGTTAAAACAGGCAAGCCTTGTGGACGTAAAAAAGGCGAAAAACGCGCAACTCCTTACTGCCGACCAAGTAAACGAGTAAGCTCTAAGACCCCAAAGACAAGATCAGAGATGACAGCGAGTGAAAAGCGTAGTAGAGTGGCTCAAAAGAAGCGTATTGGGCAACCTGCGGGCAAGCCTCGTAGAGTAAAAGCTCTAAAAAGGAAGAAAAAATGACTGTATCAGGCTCTAAGGACTTTGAATTAGATGTAGCAGACTATATTGAAGAGGCTTTTGAGCGATGTGGCTTAGAAGTTCGTACTGGATATGATTTAAAGACTGCGAAACGCTCTATGAACCTAATGTTTGCTGATTGGGCAAATAGAGGTTTAAATCAATGGACTATAGCGCAAAGAAACTTCACAGTTGCTCAAGGAGACGGTGATCAGCCTCTTGGAACTGATGTAATTGACATATTATCCCTAGTTATACGTCGAGATGGCACAGATTATGCCTTAAACCGCATAAGTAGAGACGAATACTTAAATATTCCAACAAAATCTACAGTTGCAAGACCAACACAGTTTTTTGTTGATAGACAGATAAATCCAGTGCTTCAAATGTGGCCTTTGCCTGATAATAGCACTGATGTGGTGTATTATGACGCTTTAGTACGCATGGATGATGCTGATACTTACACAAATACAGCGCAAGTTCCCTTTCGTTTTTACCCTGCTTTAGCGGCTGGATTAGCCTATTATATCTCTATGAAACGCGCTCCAGATCGCTCACAAATGCTAAAAGCGGTGTATGAAGAAGAAATAAACCGCGCAATGGACGAAGATAGAGATAGAGCATCTTTCCGTGTGGCTCCAGATTTAAGGAGTTATGGCTATGTCTAAATATGCCACAGGAAAATGGGCATATGGTATATCTGACCGTTCTGGCTTCCGTTATCGCTTGCGAGACATGCGAAAAGAGTGGAATGGCTTGCTAGTTGGCAAGGATGAATGGGAAGCAAAACAACCTCAATTAGAGCCATTACGAGCTACTCCAGACCCACAAGCGTTGCGAAATCCACGTCCTGAACAGAACGTTGCGCAACAAGACAATATACAATGGGGATGGAATCCAGTAGGAATGGCATACGATGGGGGTTTAACCCCTAATAATTTAGTTGCTACTGGTGCAGTAGGTGGAGTTACGGTGACAATATCATGAGTTTTACATACGCAGAAATGAAAACAGCAATTCAAGACTACACTGAGAACACAGAAACAACTTTTGTGAATAATATCAATGTATTTATTAAGAATGCAGAAGAACGTATCTTAAAAATAGCTCAATTAGAGGTTTTTAGGAAGAATAAGACAGGTAATTTAACAGCATACGCTACAGATGCAAATAACGCTCAATATCTTGCATTACCAACTGATTATCTGGCTCCATTCAGTCTTTCTTATACAGCCAACAATTCAAAAGAATTTGTTATGTTTAAAGACGTAAACTTTGTTCAGTCTTTTAATCCTGATAAGTCTACAACTGGTAAGCCTCGTTATTATGCTCAATTCGACATAAATAACTTTATACTAGCTCCTAGCCCAGATCAGGCATATGAAGTAGAGCTACATTATTTCTATAGACCTCCAAGTCTAACGTCTGTAGGCGATAACAATACTACATGGTTAAGTACAAACGCTTCTGTGGCTTTATTGTATGGAACTCTTATTGAGGCTTATACATTTATGAAGGGTGAGGCTGATTTAGTGGCAAACTATACTCAGCGCTTTACTGAAGCTATGTCTAGGGTCAAAAACTTTGGCGAATCTCAAGAAGTTACCGATGCTTATCGCACAGGTTTAATTATGAGAGAAAAAACATGACAATCGGCATAAATAATTATAATATACTAACATTAGATTCATAAGGAGATTATGACATGGCCTTTTCAGGTAATTTTATGTGTACGAGCTTTAAGAAAGAGCTTCTTGAGGCCGTGCATAACTTTAAAAACTCAGGTGGAGACACCTTTAAGATAGCTCTATATACAAATAGTGCTTCTTTTGACGCTACAACTACAGCTTATACTACTTCTAATGAAGTTACAGGCACCAACTATACCGCAGGTGGAAATACACTAACTCGTGTTGATCCAACAAGCTCAGGAACTACAGCGTTTACTGATTTTGCAGATACAACTTGGGCTTCATCTACTATAACTGCTCGTGGAGCTATGATATACAATGATACAGCAGCAGGAAATCCAGCAGTTGTTATCTTGGACTTTGGTTCAGATAAAACATCTACAAATGGTGATTTTACAGTTGTATTCCCAACAGCAGACGCAAGTAACGCGATTATTCGCATCGCATAAGGAGTAACATCCGATGGCGACAATAACGGGATGGGGTCGAGGTTCTTGGTCTGAAGCGGCTTGGAACACCGCCATTCCTGTTACTGTTTCGGGTGTTGCAGGCACAGGCTCTATTGGTTCAGTAAGTATTATTGGTGAAGCCAATATTCCAACAACTGGACTGCAAGCAAATGCTTCAGTTACATCTGTATTAGTAAACGCAGATGCAAATGTTAATGTAACAGGTGTATCAGCAGCAGGCGGAGTAGGTTCCGTTACTGTAGTTGAGGGTGTTGGTGTCAATGTAAACGTCACTGGCGTTGAAGCTACAGGATCGCCCGGTTCACTAACCGTAATTGCAGAAGCTGTTGTTAATCCTACTGGAATAGCTGGCACAGGCTCTGTAGGCTCTGTCGTTGTTACTGCTGACGCAATAACTTCTGTTACTGGCATTGAATCAACTGCATCTGTAGGTGCGGTTTCTGTTATTGCTGAAGCAGTTGTTAATCCAACTGGCATTGCCGCTACAGGTTCTGTTGGTTCTGTTGATGTAGGTATTTTTGTTACAGTAAACGTAACAGGTTCACAAGGAACAGGCCAAGTAGGTACTGTTGATACAGAATCAGACGCAATTGTTAATATTACAGGAGTTTCTGCTACAGCAGACACTGCTCAAGTTTTAGTTTGGGGAGGTATTGTGCCAAATCAAAATCCAAGCTATAATCCAATCAATCCATCTTCTACCCCATCGTGGACTGACGAAAATCCGTCTCAAAGCCCCGGATGGGACGATATAGCAGCATAGGAACGCAAAATGGCTAGTACATATACGTTAAATAATGGGATCGAACTCATAGGAACTGGCGAACAGTCAGGCACATGGGGCGATACAACAAATACAAATTTAGAACTAATTGATACCGCACTAGACGGTCAGGTTAGTTTAACATTATCATCAGCAGGCTCTTCTGGATCGCCAAACGCGCTTCCAGTTTCAGATGGCGCATCATCTAACGGTAGAAATCGTTTAATTTCTTATGTAGATGGCGGTGATCTTGGAGCAACAGCTTATGTTCAATTAACACCAAATGATGCTGAAAAAATCATTTACATTCGAAATGCCTTATCTGGCTCTCGTAGTATCATTGTCTTTCAAGGTACATATAACGCATCTAATGACTATGAAATTCCAGCAGGTACAACAGCAGTTGTTTACTTTAATGGCGGCGGTACAGGTGCCGTAGCTGCAAACGTATTTAACAATGCTTACTTTGATGGTTTAAGATTAGGTAGCGTTTCTGTTACAGCCATACTTGATGAAGACAACATGGCATCTAACAGTGCTACAGCTCTTTCTACACAGCAGTCAATCAAGGCGTATGTTGATAGCCAAGTAGGCACTGTTGATACACTTGCAGAGATACTTGCTAATGGCAACACGACTGGCGGCACTGATATTGCAGTAGGTACTGGCGATGACATTACGTTTGCGGACTCTTCAAAAGCCATATTCGGTGCTGGGTCTGACCTACAGATTTACCATGATGGGTCTAATAGTTATGTTGATGAAGTTGGCTCTGGAACTTTATATGTAAGAGCAGACTCCGCTACAACAATAGCAAATCCTTCTGGTACAATAAGTG